GGCGGCTGCTCTGCGAGTTTTCTCCGTAGAGAATCTCATGCCGCCCTCATTGGGGTTTTAACCCATATCCCCGCTAATGTGCGGGGGCCCAACGGCGTTTCAATGTGACTGCGCCGTGCAGTGCTGATCGACTCAAGTGGAGCTGATCAATGCTCTGGACATCCTCTAAGGACGCCATAGCAGAGAAAGCTTTCCGAGGGTCGGGCGTTTGACCAGTCAATGGTAAACGTTCATTAAGTGGAGAGGCAGAAGCGGAATCAAACCGCTGGCCCAGAATATCTGGCCCCAAATCTGGCTGCCTCAATTCCATCTTAAGGAAGCATTTCATTAACGCAGGCCACCCATCCAGTTCATCAGAGTCGTGAACTGGGCTTGGTATCCAGCCTCTCACTTCTGAGCGCTGATAAAACGGAACCGTGGAATTCGGGATCTTTGAAAAATCCCTATCGGCTGTCCTCTTATCCCAATCGGCCTTATAAAAGGCTCGAACGGTTTTGGAGAAACAAACCGGTCCACGGACTCGTAACCAAGAAATGAGTAACGCCCCAACACAGTCGCACTTTCCCGGACATAGGGCATAGGCCCTAATATCTTCTCAAGTTTATTAAACATGAGAGTTGTGGTCCGCCAGTATCCCTTCAAGTAGAAGAGATTGGCGGTTGCACACCAGGATATCAGCGACTTGTGTTGTCGCCTGTTCTCAGGATACGGCTGACGGATGTACGTAGGTGTAACCTCGTACCCGGCATACGCATCAACACCACAGGACTCCCTGAAGCTTCCGCGACAGAAAGTCTTATTGATGTTCACCTTGCAATTGTACTTCTGCAGGTGATCGAGAACAGCATCCGCATGCGCCGACGGGACGATAATATCGTCACCGTAGACGCGCACACGCCGAGAAACGGTATTGATGTTTCTCTGTGTGCAAGAAAGGTTCTGTTCCTTCAGCAGAGCGACTACACATATTGTGTAGAAGTACATCGCTTCTACTGGGAAACAGAGAGCACTACCCATAGACGCAAATTTTCTGAGAGGATCGATTACTCGATCATCAGGGAGATGCGCCCGCGTAGAACGGCATGCAAGAATGGAATCCCGAAGATCGGGATTCCCCTCAAACATCGCCATAGCAAGCGATAAGGGAACCCTATCACTGGCTTCTGACAGATCGATAGTTGCATACCGACCCGTTCTAGACGCTTTCAACGCTAGTCGCTGGTTTATACTTTGGTTTCGGAAATTAATCCTACGCCTCGTTAACCAATGCGACTCGAGCCTGTCGTAAAGATAGTCTCGAATGCCCTGTTGCACGTATTGCGTACACGCAGGTTCAATAGCGATGACACGGGGAGATTTGAGCGTTTTGGGCACAGTGACAACCCGCACGGGTTGTTCATCGTGCTCTGGAACGACCGTTACAATTTCGAGCTCCTCTGAATCGACGGGAATACCCAAAGGGTAGCCATTGTCAACCAGAGGGAAGTAAGGCTCGAGACGGTCGTGCCACCTCCGCCAAACGAATTTCTGGTTTGCACCAGAAATTCTCTCAGCGGTTGCTCCAGGCCCATGCTTTGGGACAATGCGATTAGGAATAAAATCCCTAAACATACTGCCCCAGAGCAAAGAAGAAACATCCAAAAACTCGGATAAATCTTCACTGGATACTGAAAACGTCGACAAATCTTGCTCAATCTCGTAAAAGCTCTGCAGTGCTGAGTGCACCCTTTTCGGGGTACATTCAAATTCCACTTTGCTGAAGACGCGGCATATTTGCCGTATAGCTTCAACGATAGTAGAAATATCACCGGGAGCCAATCCTTGACCAAGCTGATTGCTTGTTGGGGGTTCATGCGAGAGTACCTTTCCTGTCTTATGGTCGAAAATTTGACCAAGCAAACCTCGCATAAATGCGGGGAGCGCTTCATGTTTGTAACGGTGAAATACCCGAAAACATGCTGGGTCAAGAAATCCGAGGTCCAAGCTTCTTTCGAATAACTTGGAGAACTCGGGAAGGGTAATCGTCAAAAACGACATACCTTCATTTTCGACCCGTGATCTGATTGTTTCCAGGTCACGTAAATCTAAGACGTCAGCGGAACATTTCATGCACGCGTCTATATAGACGGCATGCATGACTTCTAGATAGTAGTCACTTGCGTTGCTTTTCAAGATCCCTCCTAAACTGGAGGTGAATCTTCAAACCACGCGTGTTGCCTACGAAATGCAGACCTGAAAAGGTCTACAGCCTATCACCCATTTCACGGATTTCTCCGTGAAACAAAGCACTATATATTTCGTAGAGAGTTCTAGGCCGGCGTCTTACGACTCCTCGCCATAGAGCTTCCCCACGTTAGTGCTGTCAAGCCAGGTCTTAAGACCGGCGACAAGGTCGTTTACTTGGGTCGAGGAAAACCCCGTTAAGGGCCTCTCGATGACCACGTAAACAGAAAGGTTCTGATAATGACTGTCTCCAGTCAACTCATCAGCAACCACCGCACGCTGATCGACTCGGGCGACAGAGCGAACCCGGTTGCCACTCTCTTGGTGAGAGAGCTTCAGGGTATAGTTCTTGTCGTTTTGCTGATAAGTGGCCGAAAGACCACTCACAGTAATCCGAGGCATCGAGTGCGGAGTACCCGCAACAGTGATAGATTGTGGATCGGCAAATGCCACTTGACTCTCCTTTAGGATGAGTCAATCGTTAGCATGGTTGACTCTCCAGAAGTACTGCGGAGTTTACCTAGCACCAGGTCCGTCCTTTCGCAAG